GGTTTGGAATCCGCTTGGCTACCATAGCCTTAGATGTATTTTGCGGGACATACGGGAGTCGAACCCGTTTGAATTTCTCGTAGACAGCGAGATGGCCTAACCATTAGCCCTATATCCCTAATTTCTTTGAGAAGTGTTTTATTTTACAATTAAGAGCTTTTACAAACATTCGTTGGGATAGTTCTCAACTTAATGGCCTTTAACCACTCTCTTAATGTATGTCAATTTTCTATCACCGACATTGTTTTTATTTCACTTCTCAGGCGGAAAGCGTTTTTATACCTTCAGACCTATTGCGGACAACGTAGGATTCGAACCTACTACCCTCAGATTAACAATCTGCCGCTACATCCTTATGAGCTTCTCGTCCTTATGTCGGTAAGATATGATTCGAACATATATTTTCAACCGTTACCTTTATTCTGCGTATCAGGCAGAGGGGTTACTTACCGTTAGTAGCATGAGTGGGATTCGAACCCACGACTTGCGGCTTATGAGTCCGCCGAGCTGACCACTGCTCTATCATGCAATATTCTGAGCCTAAAGTAAGATTCGAACTTACAACCTTCACTTTACAAGAGTGCTGCACTACCGTTGTGCTATTCAGGCAATAAAAAAGCCCCACATTTCTGAGGGGCTTAGTAATTTCTTTGTGTTATTAATTATACAATAGAAAATATAGCCCCAATACCACAGTCCATTTCAACCGCTGTATTCCAATTGCCAATATTTCTTTTTATAATCATCGGGACAAATATAAACACAAATTACATATAACCAAAATAAAATAAAACATTTAACAAATAAAAAAAAGACTACTCAATAAAGAATAGTCTTTGAATCGGTAAATTGTTAACCCTAAAATTTAAACCGAAGGTCTTATTAAATGGGAGGTTCTGTTTTAGTAATTATATCACCGTTTATTTTTTGATTCTGAAGAAAAGCATCTCCTTTCATTCTATTGTCATCAACTTGCATTTGAACTTGTCCTTTAGTAATTATATCTGCCTGAGAAGCTTGTTGTCTGTCCTCTCTGTCAGCATCTGCAATCTGAACCTGAGTTGCAAGTTGTTGTTGTTGCATTTGAGCATCCATTTGTTGTTGTTGCTCATTAGATTTCTGAATTGTATTCTGCATATCTTCCCACGATTTCTCTAACGTAGCAACCTTCTCAGCCACCGTCTCAGCAAGTAATACATTCAAAGCATCTATCGGACGAATCTCCTTAGCATTCAATGAAAATTCCATCATCTGCTTAACATCCTGAGATATTTGCATATATCTACTTCCATCTTCAATCTCTAAAGCATAATCTTGATAAGCAATATCTACAGTGGCTTTTAAGAATCCATATTTCTCAGTTCCTAATACAGCCTCACCTTCATCTGTTTTATAAAAAGCATAAGATATAATACTCTTATCTAATACCGCCTTCATAACCCTTTGTACAAAGCCTGAGAAGCCATAAAATAATGCCTCTGTTATTGTACGAGAATTAGCAATATCTGATTGTTGGGCGGTGGCTGTTGAACTTGCCGCCGTTTGTCCCATTCTATTTTCGTTAATACCTGTAATCTGATTTATATTGCTAATGATGTTATTTTCCACCATTAATAATTGTTGGAACGACTCAGTTAATCCTAAATCAAATTGTTGAAACATAGAACGTGGGTCTAAGTTTCTTGTTCCCATATTACCCGCAGCAGAAGAATCATATTCTAACGCTTGGTCATTAGCCATTCTATAATAAAGGTCGGTTAGTTTTTGATTCTGTCCCAACCCCGCTTTATCAATAGTTAAGATACGCCCCTTCATCTTAGCCAATTCCTTGTTCTTTTGGTATTGAACTAAGTCATAAAGATTCTCATAATTCTCCATTATTTGCTGCAATGAAACAGTAGTTCCATTCACCATTCCGTGCGTATAATTAATATACGTAGAACTTAAAATAGTAGAAGGGTCATCAATACTTCTTTTCTTTCCTTGAACAGGACGCATATTAATATCAATGATACCGCCGATTCTAGTGGCTTCGTAAGTTTGAGTGATATACTTAGTTACAATTTCATACTCTCCCTTAGCAACATTCTTATCGTGAAATTCTTTATTAGATTCATACTTCTGAGCGTTCATCTCTAAAGTAATAGTATCTTCAGATGGGTCAATCATTAACTGACTAGCAGTTTTCTTTACCTTCTTATAATACAAAGGTTCAACTGAGTCCCACTCAATATGAATAACATCACACATTAACTCTCCGTTATTGTAAGACATAAATCCTCTACCAAGTCCATTCGCTCCTACATAAGTTTGAGGATTTAATCTGGCGGTATCTAAAGTATCTCTTTGGTCTTTTGTTAATTCATATCTCAATAATATCTGATGAACAGCCATTATCTTCCTAGCCCCTCTAATAGGACTTTGTTCGTGATAGCTATCTCCGTCCACTATTTCGTAAATAGCATCTCTAGGGTCTAGATTGTGAAGTTTAACCTCGCCTTTCTCATTGAGTTCCACCATCATATTCGCACGATTAGTGATAACGCAATTTAAAAAAGCATCAGAGGTTTTTTTCTTTATATCTAAGCATTTTGTTTGTTGATTAATTATAATCTGAGCAACATCTTCATACTTATTCTTGAAGTTCATCTTCTCAAATACAGTTTGATTCTCAGGAATAGGCATCCCTTCCATTACATCCACACCTGCAACATCCTTAACGGCAGCAATCTCATCACGGGCCTCCATAGCCCCTTTTAAGAAGTAATACTGCTCCATCTTATCAGATATAGCTCTTGCGTTAACAGTAGTTACAGTAGACATTAAAGGTCTCTTTAAATACTCTCCCTGTAATAAATCTATCTTAGTTTTACCTAGACGATAAGCAATATACTGCGCTTTATTTTCTTGCCCGTATGTTTTAGTGAGCCACTCAATAGATGCAGGGTTTTTAATACCATTGTACCCGTTAAACATCCTTGTCATTCTATGACGAGCGTCATTATAATTCCTTAAAATATTTTCAGAATAATCTAAGTGTTTCGACATCCAAGCAGGAGTCTTATCCTTAGTTGGTATATCTTGTCTTGGTAGGGTGTTACTGCTCATTTATATTTTGATAAATTCCGTGATTTACTTAATCCAAATATAAATAAAAATTATTGATTCAACAGAAATAGTTATTAATCAATCTTTCCAAACATCATTCCGAACAAATCACTGTCCTGCTGAATGTTTTTTAATGTAGTATTTTGGTTAGCTAATTTCATACCTCCATTACCGTCAGAAACGAATTTAGGTAAGTCATATCTATTAGGCACATCATTACTCTCATTGTCCCTTGGCTTCACCTCAAAGCTTACATCCTGCATTAAAGATAATATATGCGCATCCGCCAAGTCATTATCACTACCTACCTCCACAATATCGTAATTACCCAACTGATTAATTAAATCACAAGGGTCGCCACTCTGTCCAAACCAATACTCATGTCCGTTATCTAATATATCCGTTTGAGCTAAACTAGCCCCTCTTGGTCTTGAAAATGTAGTGAACCTTACTCCCTTCTCATGTGTTTGCTGCGAAGATTCAGATTCAAATTTCTTAGGTCTGTCAGCTAAATACTTCCATCCTCCATTCTCTAAGAAATACTGCATTACTAAAGCAGCTCCAACGTCGACAAGCACATTCTCAATTAGATTATAATACACCGCCGCTTTTAAACACAATTCATAAAATAATTCTTTCCTTCTAGGTCTGCAAGATATTACCGCCACAGGTGCGCTTTTCATTGCTCCGTTTATATTGTTAGCCCTTATCCGTATGCTCATTGCCCCTAGGGATTTAGACTCCTTAGCTTGGTCTTGGTCAAAACTATCAAGGCCTCCCGTGTATAGATGACTGAAACCCCTACGTGGATGCTCACTGTCAATGATACATATACACTCATTTTGGTCATCGTGTTTAGTTAAAGCTACTGCCGTTACTTCCAATGGCATTTTAATCATCCCATTCTTATCCTTTACCCATTCCAATTTATATTTAGTGTATTTAGGGTGAGATAAATTATCAACAGCGTGTTGTTGGTCATTTAATTTATTTAAGTCAAAATTATTAGAAATAGTCTTTCTAAACATCTCTTGCTCATTAATAGGATTATTCTGTAAATCCTCATTATAAGCCACCATATCCCCTGCCGCCAACATCCTTTCCCTTTTCTCTAAGATATTCTTCAGTGAGTTCTCCCTATCCTCTACGCCCACTAATTGATAGTCTTTATACTTCAAAAACAAAGCTGACTTTCTAGGAATGTCCTGATAGCTATTTCTAGCCCCTCCGTAAAGATTAAACCTATCCGCAGGTATCATAAACTTAACAAAATTATAAGCATCGGGCTTGGCCCATATCTTCTTAAAATCCTTACTTCCTTTATTTACATTACCCGCCGTGCCAAAAGCCACTAATATACCCTTCTGCTCACTACCTGCCATTAAACAGTCTTTAGTAGCGCCGTAAAACTCAATCCAATCTTCATGCTCTCCTATCTCCTCACTTACCACCACATTCAAATACAAACCCTTGTAAATATTTGCATTTATATTAGCTGTTCTTGCGTAAATAACATTAAATGTACCTTGATCTTGATAAGCTCCGTTCTGGTCTTTAATAGAATATCCTGAAACAATTTCATCATCATTGTTCACCGACTTCTTTACAGACAGTTCTAAAGGCATCTTACTATCAGAAAATCTCCACTTCTCTACAAATCCTTCAGTATAATCTTTTAATCCTGCTGCTACACCCGCTTTAAATCCATAAGTAAACCTCCATCCATAATCCACTAACATCGTGGAAACAGCCTCAGAAATACCCTTTCTACGCCCTTTAGCGCATAATAAATTCTTTCCATTAGCTAAACAATACTCAATGTGATAAGCTAGTTCTAAGTGCATATCCACCATATCAGGAGTGATAGTTCCTACAATCGTGGACATTAACTTATAATTCATGTAATAATAAAACCTGCCGGGAATCCAAATATCACCTATCCAAAAACCCTGATGAATCTTAGCTAATTCGTTATTCCAATATTCAGCGTGTTCAAATGTGCCTAATACTTTAGGGTTTAAAGCTGAATCCGCATACGCAGGAATCCCTTTAAGAACAACAGGCATTAATAATGATAAAAACCCCTTAGGTTTTATGTAAGGGGCCATTGGAATCTTTAAAGATACAGGGCAAATATATTTCATGTTATTTCAATTTATTTCAAAAACGAAAAGAAGTGTTCTACTATCGGCAAAGTCCATCCATCACCAAGTAAACTCCCAGCTTTGTGAGTATCTATAATATCACAATAATCATCAGGGAAGCCCTGTAACCTACACATTTCAACTTTATTTACAACCCTTACAATATCTCCTTCGTAAATCAATGTTATCATTCCAGTTGTTTCGTTTCTATGTATCAAACTTTTTTGTGAAACGGCTGGTCTGGATGAACTTTGTTTTAAGCATTTATGTTTTTTTTCTGTTGTTGTTCCACTTGTCAAAATGTCCTGTAAAAATATTTTTCGGTCTTTTGGTTCGGGTATATCAGTAACAATATCAAACATCGTTTCCTTAGTTCTAATGTTTGTCCAGTAATATCTATCTCTCATTTGTGCCGTTACTAAATCACTATTCATTCTCACAGGATAAACGCCCAATGCTCTACTCATAATTCCAATGTCTTTTACATCGGCACTTCCAACATTTTCTTGAAAAAATATTACATTCGGATTAAGGCTTCTAATATGTTCCAATATTTCAACAAACACAAAAAACAAACTGCTTCTACTTCCTGTAATTCCTTTTCGTTTGCCCGCTGCGCTTAAATCTTGGCAAGGGCTTCCACTCAATATTAAATCTACTTTACTCCAATCAATATCCCATTCCTTCCATTTAGTAACATCTCCTACTTGGATTGTATCAGGGAAATGATATTGAGTTAATTCTATTGCATACGGCTTTATTTCGCTTGAGTAATATTTCTCAACCTTAAATCCACAATTTTCTAAGGCTTGTCTGCCTGTATTCATTCCGTTAAATAAACTTACTACTACCATAGTTTCAATTTATTTCAACTTCACGGGTTTATTGATTATAGAGTTATAATTTCTCTCATTAGACATCAATTCCTCCAAATAACTAAGCTCCATTTTACCCTTTACAACACCCCTCTTTTGTATAACAATGTCAGACTCCCTCTCTAAATCAGAGATGTTAGACCTTAAAGATGTGATACCGTCAGCTATCTTCTTTACCTCAGAAGGCTTATCCTCATTCTCTAATTGTTTAGCCCACTTATCTATTCTAGTTTGATAAGACCTAGCCACTTCAATCTTAGGATTGTATTGTAAAGATGTGTAATCATCCACCGCTTTCAAAATTCTTCCACTTTCTACAAGCTCAGATTCATTGTCTCCAAAAGAATGAAACATAGCCTTTCTCTTTCTCTCATGCTCAGGGAATTGGCGGTAAATAGAATTATAGTCTGTGTAAAGAATTACATAAAGCATCTCTTTCTCATTAAGCGTCCTAAAAGAAGGACATAACTTCACTACTTCAGGATGGAGAATGTGTTGATTGTTCTCATCCAAATAAAATAACATACTCATAAGCCTCTGTTTTTAATAATTTGTCTAGCCTCTCCGTAGAACATTCTCATTGCCGTGTCAGAGTCTGCCATTGCCATATTTAATGCAATATAGCAACATTTTTTCACTTCTTCTACATTAAGGTTCTCAAATTCACTATACCGCCAGTATAAATCCTCTGCAAATTTCTGTGGCCCTCCTATCGGAAACTCATCTTTATTACTCATAATATTAATTTATCAATACTTAATATAGCTGCCTGTGGAACAGCCTTAATAGGATAACCATTTTCGTAAACAACAGGCATTAATTGTTTAAGCAGCTCCTCTTTAATT